TGTGAATTGATTACTGGAGAGGTGCCTCTCGCTGAGAGAGATAAGAAAATAGAACGAGTTCAAAGTGGAAAGGTAGACATTCTTTTAGGGACTCAAAGTATTTTCTCAGAAGGTATTAGTGTTAATCCGCTTAGCTGTCTAATACTCGCCACTCCAGTGAACAACAGACCTCTCTTAACTCAGTTAGTAGGACGAGTTATTAGAGAATATCCAGGAAAGAAAGACCCTGTAGTTGTAGACATAAACCTAAAAGGCAAGACTGCTGAGAAGCAAGCAAAATTACGCTTAGGACATTATCTACAACAACAATATGATGTATTCTTTAAAGACATGTAAGAAAAATAATTCTTGACAAAAGAAGATGTTTCCTGTATAATATACGGTCTGACTTCGAGAAATAATAGTGATTTTTTATAATTGGGCAAAAATGTATCGGTATACAGAAGGAAAATCTTCTGATATAGTTACATTAATCGCGTATATAACATACCCCACTTTACCGAGAAATCGGTCTGACTCTATTTATAGCTTGGCTCAGAAAGACTGGTCAGGCGATAGCTTTCTATTGCATCCAGAAAAGATTATCACCAATCGTAGAACGTATGGTGACACGGAACTAGCACAGTATGTGGCACTCGCTAGTTTTCGCAGCTATGCTGAATATCAAGCCACAGGAAAACGCAGCTTAGACATGCTATTATCGCCTGTTTCTGCTGAACTTATTGACAACCACAGACTACTTACCCGAGTAGAAGATACTATATACTTCTGCTGGGAAGAAGTCACGCATTAAAAGGAAAAACTATGGGTATTAAATTTACTTCATCCGCTGGGGGAGCTAAGAAAAGCTCTTTAGAGCAGTACACTTATAAAAACGGAGACAACTGTGTTCGTCTTTTCGGAGATCTTCTACCTCGATATATCTACTGGGTAAGAGGCGAAAACGATAAAAACATTCCTATGGAGTGCTTATCTTTTGACCGAGAAAAAGAAGCTTTTGTAAACCAAGAAAAAGATTGGGTTCGTGAATTCTTTCCCGATTTGAAGTGTGGCTGGTCTTACTCTGTGCAGTGTATAGATCCTGCTGATGGTAAAGCTAAAGTATTTAATCTAAAGAAAAAATTGATGGATCAGATTCTTGTAGCCGCTGAAGATTTGGGCGATCCTACTGACATTGAAGCAGGTTGGGACATTCACTTTAAGCGTGTTAAGACTGGGCCTAACGTATACAATGTTGAGTACACTCTTCAAACCTTAAAGTGTCAGAAAGCTATTCGCCCCCTAACAGACGACGAGAAAGAAGTTGTAGCGGCTGCTACTCCTATTGACGAGCTTCTGACCCGACCTACTCCAGATGCTCAAAAAGAACTTCTTGAGAGAATTATGGTAGGCGGAGCTGGAGCAGACTCTAATACTGATGAAAGTATTGAAGATGAGTTTGATGTTGCATGATAATTAACAAAAAGATAACTGACATTAATTATAAAAACTGGCATAATGATACTCAGAATCATCTAGCAAGAGCTTTTGAAAATCAAGGGTACGCTGTAAGCACAGAAAAACGTATTCAAACACCTGGAGGATATAAAAAGTATCGCCAGGCAGATATTGTGCTTGAAGAATTGAAATTAATTATTGAAGTACAAAAATCAAAAAACGTTGCTAAAGATTGGAAAGAGAGAAACGAGGACTACAAGTTAGTAGGATATAAAACTGTTTGGGTAATGCACGATAATAGATGGCAGCCCGATAGTGATCAAAATCCTGAACTTGAAAGTGAAGAAGGGGATATTTACATAAAATGGAGAGACTATGATATAAGTCAGCATAGAGCGCAGTTTATCTATAATAGCGCTCGATTTGCTATTATAGACTACGTTTATCATAATCCAGAAGTAATTGTCCTATATGCTATCCCAACCGCAGGCCAGTCTAGTTTAATGTATAGAAAAATAGAAACCGTAGAAAAAGTAAAAAGAAAGCTTACTCCTAAATTTACGGATACTAAGCACTTTGGCATAAATGATTTTAAAAACCACAAACAATCTCCTGAAGAATTTGATGGGTATAATGTTATTACTTCTATTATCGCTAAAGATACCTTTAAGTTGGCGGATGTTGCCTAATGAAAATTCTATTCTCTGCCGATTGGCATATTAAATTAGGTCAGAAAAACGTGCCCATTAATTGGGCGCGTGCTCGCTATGATTCATTCTTCCACCAGATTCATATCTTGGAAGACGATGCTGATTTGCATATTATTGGCGGCGACCTATTCGACAGAGTACCAACAATAGAAGAACTAGAACTATATTTTACCTTTGTAAAGGGGTGTAATATAGAAACGATTATCTATGACGGTAATCATGAGGCTACGAAAAAGAATAAAACGTTTTTCACAGCCTTAAAAGAAGTTACTAACTCGCTCAACCCTTTAGTCTATGTGATAGATGAAGCTTTCGAGGACGAGAGAGGCTTTAGTATTTTGCCTTATTGTGATTTACACAAGAAAAGCTCTATAGAAATGCTAAATAAGTCTTTCCCAGTGTTTACTCATGTACGCGGAGAAATACCTCCTCACGTTACTCCAGAGGTTGATTTAGATAGATTTAAACGATTTCCAATAGTTTTTGCGGGGGATTTACATTCTCACTCAAACTGCCAACAAAATATAGTGTACCCTGGTAGTCCTATGACAACTAGTTTCCATCGTTCTAAAGTAGGGACGGGAATAATCACTATAGATACAGAATATTGGGAATGGGTTTGGAATGAGTTGGAGCTTCCACAACTACTTCGCAAGACAGTGAGTGACCCCGCTGATATGATAAATGGTCTATACGATCATGTTATATATGAGCTAGAAGGAGACCTCGGGGATCTTGCAAAAGTAACCTCTACTGAACTTCTTGATAAGAAGGTTGTAAGAAGAAGTTCTGAAGCTACTCTTGTACTAGATAAAGAGCTTACAATCGGAGAAGAGTTAGTAGAGTATCTAATGTATGTACTAGAGATACACGATGAGAAAATACCAGACATATTAGGAATATTTAATGATTACGCTAAAAACTTTGAAATGGAGTAATTGCTTCTCTTATGGGGAAAGCAATGAACTCGATCTTTCTGATACCAAACTAACTCAGATTCTGGGCAGTAATGGTGTTGGTAAATCATCTATTCCTCTTATACTGGAAGAAGTGTTATTTAATAAAAACTCAAAAGGAATAAAGAAAGCCGATATTCCAAATCGAGAATTGAATAATGGATACTCAATCTACCTTTCATTTTCGAAGGGTGGAGATGAGTACGAAATAGACCTTCAGCGTAAGTCTTCGCTTAAAGTAAAGTTTCTAAAGAACGGAGAAGATATTGGTAGTCATACGGCTACCAATACTTATAAAAGCATACAAGAAGTTCTTGGAATTGATTTCAAAACATTCTCTCAGGTAGTTTACCAAAATACAAACGCAAGTTTGAATTTTTTAACTGCTACTGATGCTAATCGTAAAAAGTTTCTTATAGACTTGTTAGGGCTAGAAAAGTATGTAAAACTTTTTGATGTGTTCAAGGATGCTTCTAGAGAAGTCGAGCAAGAATTTGCAACGCTTGAAGGTCGCATTTCGACTATTGAAAAATGGTTGGAAAATAACCGTTTGACCGATACTACCCCACGAGAACTTGTAAAAGTACCGAAAATGTCGAGTGACGATGAGGAAGAATTAAGTTCTCTTATGGCTGAAATTAAAAATATTTCATCAACAAATCGACAAATTTCTCAAAATAATCAGTATAAAAAATTATTGAAAGAAATTAATATTTCTGAAATTAATGCTATCAAAGCATCTGAATTTCAGTCTTATGATGAGTTGCAGTCACAGCTAGGCGCTATAGCGGGGTCGATCGGCTCTTCGGAAAAAATCATTCGAAAGATGGAGAACCTGGAAAATGTATGTCCTACCTGTGAACAATCCGTTGACTACGATTTTAAAGAAAAACACATCTCGGGAGAGAAAGAAAAAATTAAAATCGAAAAAGACAGACAAAATGATATCCAGAAGAAAATTAAAGAAATTCAAGAAAACAATGAGAAATTCAAGCTAAAATCTACAAAACAGAAAGAGTGGGAGGATTTGTATCGTTCAGTGGACGACTCTCTCCCGAGCCTTCTCGTAGACGAAGAAGAGCTTAAAATTAGAGTTACGCAAGTTCGTAATCGAATTGCAACTCAAAAGAACGATATTGAAAAACTTCAGAGAGAGAACGAAGCTCGTTCAGCCTATAACGCAAAGATTGAAGTTATAAGCGAACAAACAAAAGAGTTTGAAAAGCAACTTGAAGAAGTATCTACTCGTTATAGTAGAATTGCTGAAAGAAAAGGTAATCTTGAAATTCTTAAAAAAGCCTTTAGTACTAATGGTCTAATAGCATACAAGATCGAAAATCTTGTGAAAGAACTGGAAGAATTAACGAGTGAATACCTCGCAGAACTTTCAGACGGTCGTTTTACTCTGAATTTCGCCGTAAATAACGATAAGTTAAACGTAGAAATTACAGACAATGGAAATATAATTGATATTCTTGCGCTTTCTAGTGGGGAACTAGCGAGAGTAAATACTGCTACTCTTCTTGCAATTCGTAAGTTGATGAGTAGTCTTTCTTCAAGTCGTATCAATGTATTATTTCTGGACGAAGTTATGACAGTTTTAGACGAAGTAGGAAAAGAGAAACTCGTAGAAGTTCTATTAGAAGAAGACTTGAACACCTACCTAGTAAATCATGGGTGGTCACATCCATTACTAGAAAAAGTGGAGGTTCAAAAATCAGGCAATATAAGTAGGTTGGTAGCATAATGGTAGATTCAAGAGCAAAAGGAGCGAGAGGGGAATATCTTGTAAGAGATATGCTTCGAGATGCCAGTGGCCTACAGTTTGAGAGAGTCCCCAGTTCGGGGGCTCTTTCTTACCTTAAAGGAGAC